CGGGTATCTGTTTCTTTGGTCACCGTTCGTCAACTGGTGGCACCAAACTTTATCCGTTTGGGAGAGCAGTTTCAATTGTTGACAACACATTATATATGAATAGACTAAATAAAAACAGATTAGCTTTTATAGCTTCTCTAGATTTAGGTAGTATATTCAAATTACAATGGGTTAACAACGTTTGGACCAAATATGAAACAGGAATCCATGAATCTGTTAGGATTCATGGCCCACGTTACACACTAGATCGTTATAAGGCGTGTTACATATTTCTACGTAACCGTGTCTTACAACTCGATGCTATCCCTATTCCGTGGTGTAAAGTCGACTCAGAAGGAATTCCTAAACCCTTATGGCCTATAAGGCCATTGATCAAGGGTAATAGGAATGCCCAAAGAGTCGCCCTAAGTATCGCGAGATCTTATGAATTAATTAAACTAGCCATAGATTACCATCCGACGTCAATCGAGGAGCCGGCCCATTACGGGTCGAACTACCAAGAGACGACGGAGGATTTTAAAATATGGCTAGAAGAATTTACTCATAAGTACCCGTGGTACCTAGGTTCTTTACGCTTCCAAGACAGAGATAGCTTCCGAACGTTTACAACTTTATCCGCTGGGCCAAATGGTCCAGCAGTAAGTTGTGCACATTTAGATGCTAAAGCTGTTGTATCTGATCCAGTCTTACACTCTGCCATCAGTAGACTCAACAATGCCCTTGGGCAACGTTGGATCACTGAATGGATGGAATGTATGGCTGAAACAGTTACTGGTGAAAACAAATGGATTACTGGTAAGTTAGGCTTTATAGCCGAACCTGCTGGTAAAACAAGAGTTTTTGCCATTGGAGATTACTGGAGCCAAACTTCGTTAAAGGTTATACAAAATTCTTTGTATAACACACTAAAGTCAATAAGTACAGATTGCACTGCTGACCAAGATAAGGGGTTCAAATCCCTACTCAAGGAAAGTAAAGGCAAATGCACCTATTGTTTTGACTTAACATCAGCCTCAGACCGTATACCTGCTTATATGCAGGCATATAGACTGAAACTAATGGGAGGTCAAACTTTAGCTAAAGCTTGGTATCAAGTAATGACGGATCGGGACTTCCTTGTCAAAGCCACAGGGAAAAGTGTGAGATGGTCGGTAGGTCAGCCTTTAGGCTTACTATCGTCCTTTCCATCCTTTTCACTATGGCACCATGACATCGTCCAGTTTGCCTATAATCGTTGTAGGA